CCGGCTCGTTGGGCCGCTGGGTCGGCCCGTGGATGAACATGTCGAGGTTCTGCTCGCCCGAGGGCTGGGCGTAGCCGGGGATGGCCTCCTGGCCCGGATTCGTGGCGATGGGCTGCTGCATCATGTCGAGGAACTCGGTGGGGCGCTCCCCGGTGTACGGCACCGTCGCCGTGCGCCCCGTCTGGGGGTTCTTGAGGGTGACGTAATGCGGCTGCAGGTCCTTCGGCATGTTCGGGTCGAGATACAGGGCCAGCTCGGGGGAGTACACGTACCCCGGCAACGGAGTGGCCGAGACGAAGTTCTGGAACGAGCGGCGATCACCCTCCCCGGAGGCTCCGGGGCGGGGCTGCTGGAACGGATCCGAGGAGGAACCCGGTTGCTGACTCATCTACGCCTCCGTCGCATCTTCCCGAGGGTCTGGGCGAGCCTGGCCTGCCGCTTGGTCCTGGCGCTGGCCTTCGACCCCTTCTTCAACACCTTGCGGGCGTAGGCCGAGGTGCTCATCCCTGCCCGCCTGGCCTTCGCGCGGAAGGCCCCCGGACGCTTGATCGCGCCCTTGATCCACTTGCGTTTCGCCATGGGCTCAGTACCCCTTCTTGGTGCGCTCCCCCCGCACCGCGGAACGCGGCTTGCGCCGGCGGCCCTTCTTGCGCGGCTTGCGCCGGGTGAACTCCCTGGCACGGGCCATACTCAACCGCCAGCGCGGAAACGGGCCCGCGCACGGACCCGAGCAGCCCGCAGGACGCGACCCGTGACCCGCCTGGGACCGGGGGTGCTGGGACCGCGCCGCGGCAAGGTCCTGATCCCACCTGTGATCCTTCTCATCTCGACCTCCTTCGTCGCGGCCTGGGCTTCGATCCGTACTTGCGCGTCCACCGGGCCGCGATCCGAGGGTGGCGCGCGTACATGAACCGGCGCTGACGCGCCGATCGGAAGGGCATCAGCCCGACACCGGCCGGACCATGACCTGTTCCATGGGCGGTGGCGGGAGCTGCACCTGGGGCTGGACCCCCGGCGGTGGCCCACCCGTCGCCCCGGCCATGAGCGCCTGCTGGGCCTGATCGGGGGGCACGCCGGGGGGCAGCCCCTCGGCACCCGGTGGCGGCACCCCTCCGGGTTGGGGTGCTCCGGGCGGAAGCATGGCCTGCTGCATCTGCTGGTCGACGAGGGGAGCCATGACGCCTGAGGCTTCCGCGAAGGACTGGCCGGAGATCATCAGCCGCAGCATGTTCATCAGCACCGAGAGGTCCTTCTCGGTGGCGAGGCGCTGGGTCAGCGCGTCGCCCACCAGCTCCCGGTCCACCTTGAGCTCCTCGGACACCTTGTCCCCCAGGTAGTCGAGCTGGTCCCGCGCCGTGTCCCTCGAGATGAGCCGCGCGCCGAGGTCCTGCAGGAGCGCCACCTTCTTGTTCAGGGCGTCCAGGCCGGCGCCGGCGCCGTACAGCACCCGGTGGTCGTACCGCTCGGCGATGGCCGCGCCGGGTGTGTAGGTGGCGCGCTTCCCGGCGTTCAGCATGAGGGGCTTGTTGAAGTCGAGGAACTCGGTGTCGATCTTCATGGCGATGCGGTTGGCCCGCTGCCGGAGCGAGCCGACCTCCCGCTGCAGGACCCGGATCAGCGAGGTGAGCTGGCCGAGGGTCGAGGTGACGAAGGCGGCGGACGCGATGGACTGCGACACCTCCCCGGCGCGGGCGGCTGGCTGCATGGTCCCGGTGCGGCCCTCCCGGTCGAGGTACTCCATGAGCTGAAACAGCTCGGGGTTGTTCCCCGCGGGGGCCACCCGGCCGATCTTGCCCTCCGGGGTCCGAAGGCGATAGATCGTCTTGGGGGCCGGGGGGTCGCGGTCGTTCTCGACGTCATGGGCGAACAGCGGGGAGTACACGAGCTGGTCGGCGTAGTCCAGGGTGAGCTGCAGGATGCGGTTCCGGGCCAGCATCGACCCGCCCGCCTGGTCGTAGATCCCCCGCCACGCCCCGTCGAGGGACTTGAGCTTGGCCCAGGCCACCGGGACGCACCCCAGGTCGTGCTGGGTCCGGTTGATGACCCGCGCCGATCCCGAGCGCACGCCCCCGTCCGACCCCATGAGGACGGCCCCGCGCATGTGCACGGAGGTGTCGTAGTAGTCGACGATCTCCACGTCGGAGGTGTCCGAGGCGCCGAGACGCTCCGCGGTGTAGTCGATCCCGTAGAGCGCCTTGACGTGACGGGCCTTCATCCGCTGGGCGTACAGGAACGTCACGAGGATCCCGTTCACGATGTCGGGGTAGGAGCAGTCCGGGTCGAGCCGGGTGAACAACGGGTAGTCGAACTCCGACCGCGCGGTCACGGACATGAAGCACCCGCCGGTGCCGGCCAGGTCGAACACGAGCTGCGGGGCCAGCTCCTCGCCCTCGTTGTGGAACCAGTACGTGTCCAAGATGTGCTCGCGCAGCTCGGCGTTGAGGATGGCCTCCTGGGAGGCGTTGGCCGGTTCACAGTGGTGCCGGGCCTCGTTCTCGGAAGTCAGCCGGGACAGGTCGTCCAGGCCGGTCTGCACGGGGTTCGAGGTCTTGGGCAGGTCGATGCGGACCGTCCCGTCCGGGAACGCCTCCTCCCAGTCGCCGCGGTACAGGGCCCGGACCTTGCGGATGCGGGACTTCCAGTCGGAGTTGGACTCCACGAAGTCGTGCCGCAGGGGGAGCACCATCTCCTCGAACTCCCGGCGCCACACCATGTCGGCGAGCTGGACCTGGGACGGAGGGGGCGGTGCGTTCAGGACGACATCCATGCGTACCCCTTCTCGAGCCGGGCCGGGACGTGATACCCGTAGGGGCCTCCCCGGCGATCGCCGTCACGCATCTGGTGCGAGGTGCCCGGAGGAGTGAGCCGGGCGAAGTTGTACTTCACGAACCACAGGGCCATGAACTGGTCGTCGTAGGCCCCGAACGGGTGGGTGATGAGCTCGTCGATCATGAGGTCGGTGCGCTCGATGGCGTCGGTGTTCCCGTAGGGGAACCGGACCCTGCCGAACTCGAAGTCCCCGGCGAGGGAGCCGACCCCGTAGTCGGGGTCCGCCTTGTTCCGGTGGGTGGTGTGGGGGATCACCCGGACCCCGTACCGGAGCTGCCACTGGCGGAACTCGGGGTCCTGCAGGAACCACCGCTGGGCGGCGTTGATCTCCACGATGAGGTAGGAGAAGCCGTACTGGATCACCATGCGGGTCAGCTCGCGGATCATGCCCCGGACGTCCAGGCGGTCCCGCAGGGTCTCCATGACCACGAAGTAGAAGCGGTCGCGCGAGGACAGCAGGTCGCCCACCACGAGCCCGGTGGCCCTGGTCGGGGAGGGGTCGAGGGAGGCCACCCGGACGAACTGCTCGCCCTCGAGAGCGGTCGCGGCCTGGCCCAGGCGGCGGTGCCGGTCGAGGCACCCGATGTGGACGTCCGATCCGTACACCCACTCCGGGCGGACGGTGCGGGCCTCGGGGGGGATGGGGTTCTGCTGGTACATGGACTCCCACAGGGCGGTGCCGTGGACCGAGGTGATGTCCTCGTACTTCTCCATGAGCCGGTCGAAGCTCCACACCTCGGGCCAGAGCACCTCCTGGGTCGTCCAGTTGCGGACGGCGGGGTAGTTGATGTGGCGCCACAGCTCGGGAGCACCGGCCACCCTGGTCTTGCGCTTGGCGGCCAGCTCGCCGTAGAGGTCCTGGTGGTGGAGGCGCTGGCCGATGACGTAGGCGTCGCCGTCGGGGGTGAGCCGGGTCATCACGTCGCCGTGCCACCACTCCGAGAGCTTCATGCGCTCGCCCTCGGTGGCCGAGTTGCGCCGCGACACCGGGTCGTCGCCGATGATGAGGTCGGCCTCCATGCCGAGGATCTGCTGGCCCGATCCCCGGACCTGGATCGTCATGTCGCCCATCTTGATGTCGCGCCGGCGACCCGCCACGAGGAGCATCCCGGAGTTGGGGCGCCACGCCTCGTCCGCGTTCTGCCCCTTGAACCGACCGAACGCCTGCAGGAGCGGCCGGTTGTACTCGAGGTGGTAGGCGATCTCGCGTGCGAACTTCTTGGCGAGCTCCTCGGTCTGGGACACGAGCAGACACTGGACGTCCCGGTCGATGACCACCCGGAAGATCGGCATCCACACGGTGAACACCTTGGACTTGGCGTGCCGGGGGGGGCAGTTGATGAGCAGCCGGATGCCGGAGAACCCACCATCCCCCATCGCATCGCACACCCATTGGAAACAGTGATCGGGCAGGACATGGCCCGAGAACTCGTCGAAGAAGTCGCGGAACCCCCCAGGTGTCGGAGTGTGGAAGTGACCCTCCCCGAGATCCCGGCACCCCAGCATGAGCTGGTACCGGGCATCGAGGAGATCGTGGTCGAGGACCGGGTTGGGGATGATGACGGTCCCCTGGCCCGAGGCCGCCGCGAGCTTCTTGATCTTGCGAACGGAGGTCTCGCCGATCCCCAGCTCGTCACCGATCTTCCTCACGGTGAGCCCACGGGCGGTGAGGGCGAGAACCTGGGGGGTCAGCTCGGCGATGGGGAGCCGGGCTCGGGCGGTCTTTCCTCGGGGCACGGCACTCCTCGCGTGGGTGAGGCCAGCACCCCGCGGTGAGAATACACCGCGCTACAAGCGAAGCTCCTGCTGGGGGACGGTGCCGAGGACCGGGAGCACACAGGGCCGGTCATGGGGGGCGTACAGCTCCGGTCGACCACAGGAGCACAGCTCGAACAGCACGTAGTGCTCGTGGACCTCCCGCTCCCGCTTCGCCTGTCCGTAGGAGCGCCACCGCCGGCCCATCCACCCGCAGGAGCACCTCGCCAGGAAGGTCTCCCCGAGCCTCGGGATGGACACCCGGTGCCCCCGGCACTCCTTGCACCCGCCCCGCCGGGGCGGCCTCTGGGCCTTGGGGAACGTCCTCGAGCACCCCGTGCACACCCAGGTCCCATCGACGTCGACGACGATCTTCACAAGGCACGCTCGTAGGACCAGGCCCCGTCAAGACGCTGGGCGACGGAGGAGCGGAGCAGGACGAGATGGTCGGGGCGTACACAGTGGCGGTTCGGGCAGCCGTGGACGAGCGACCGCCCCGGAGGGATGGGGCCCATGACCAGCTCCCAGGCGACCCGGTGGGCGTAGCGCCCGGAGAACATCCCGAACCCGGCCTTGCGCCCCGTTCGTACACGCCCGGCCCAGAGCCAGCACCCGGAGTCCTGCACCTTGACCTGAGCCCAGAAGGATCTCTGCTCAGAATCCATGCGACCACCTCCCAGGAATGGTGTTCATGGCCTCGCTCCTAGGGGGGTGCCGGAGGCGTTCGGCCATGAACTACCTGGGGCTCGCCTGCCGCTCGCCCCGTGCGCGGCACCCTAATTCCTGCGCCAAATCGGAGTCAAATCGTGCCTCCTACGGGACGGCATATCCTGCATGGTGGGCTGGAATTACGGGGACCCCAGCTCGCGTCGGTGGAGAAGTGGGCGGGGGATAGATTGGTATGGCGTCGAGCGCGGTTTATGCCACCCCGGTCAGGCTACGCGCGTAGGGGGGCGGACAAAGCCGCGATCACACGCGACCCCCCCCCAGCCTGAGAGCATCGTGTGCGAATCGCAGGCGTGAGCCGTGCCTAGCTTGACATAATGCCCGTTATGGGCGATCGGCCCGGTTCGTGCGTGGCTCGTGCCTAGCGTTACGGTATCCCGCACCCACCGCACCGCATCGACCACGCCCACATGCGCGTCCCTACCACGCATGATGCGCGTCCCTACCGCCCGCACACACGCTGTTCTCCTCGGCTGCCGTCCTGCGAATCCGTGCCTGTGAGCACACCGGGACGCTCCCTGACGGCACGCGCGGGAGCGTCCCTACCACGCGCTACGCGCTGTTCTCCGGCAGACCGGCCAGCAACCCTGAGAAGCACCGGACGCGCATAGGGATGCGCGATGGTCCCACCGCGCAGCGTCGTGCCTGGGCGCACGGGCTGTTCTTCCGCCGGCCAGCTCCACGGAGGCTCCCCGGACCACAGGCACGAACTTCCCCATTCGGCCTAGGTCCAAAGTCGGTCGGATTCGAGACTTTCGGCCGATGACAACGGGGGTCGGGGAGGCGCAATCTGTGCTCGGCGACGAAGCCGGATGGCCCGGCAGGCTCGCCGAGGAGGTGGTCGCATCATGGCGACCCAGGCAAGCACGGCCACGGCCACGGGTGTCACCTGCGCCAAGTGCGCGGAGCCGACGGTCGGCAAGTCGAAGTACTGCCGGGAGCACCGCCGGGAGGCACGGGCGGCGTTCAAGGCCATGCTGGAGGCGAAGTCGGGCGAGCGCGAGGAGCGCTACGCGGAGTACGCCGACACGTACCTGGCCGCCACGGCTGCGGGTGCGGCTGGCCTTGCGAAGCTCAAGGCGGCGACGATCAACGCTTCGCCGGAGGCATACCTCACGGTCCTCCCACGCACGTCCGGCTTCTCGAAGTGGCTC